GATGTTATCTCTCCTGTATTATCTGCTTTTACATAATCTTCTGGATCAATAATAAAACATTGATGTGCTGTCATTGATAAATTACGACAAGGATAATATTTTTCTTTTCCTCGAATATTTAATAAAAGACCACAAGACTCTTTAGGATCTTGGTCTTTCGCATGAGTAAGTGCTTCCTCTTTCCAATTCATGCTATAAACGTACCAATCGAAGGAAATTCTGTCCTAGTACATTGTCTTTTTGGTGCTCTTATACCAGCAAGATCAAATACAGCAGCTAATTCAAACTCAACTATTTCTCTGTTTTCTGTTGATTTTCTATCAATTTTATATATTTCTTGAGGAAACTCTGCTGTAGGATCTGGTGTTCCTAATGGATTAGTATTCCCTGGAAAATTTACTGAATCTAAATATCTAGCTAAAGTTCTAATTCTTGTAACTGTAGCTCCTGTTAAATCATTTCCTGTAGTTGTAGAGTTTACATTTAACAAGATAGCAGTAATAGTTCCAAGAGCATTACTTACTCTTAAAGTTGGTCTAGGTAGTTGGCCTTTTTTAAATGCAAAACCTTCTGCCTGTATTGGCATTTTTACATAAGTATTACCAGCCCAAATAATATCTCCATTTCCTACTCTATTTGTACCAGCATGAAATCTATAAGTAGCTGTTGATCCATGCAATGCAGCTTCAGTTGTAATACTGAAAAGTTCAATTATTGCTGAAGGATTGATCTTTTGTAGATCAGTAATAATCGGAGCAGTACTCATGGTTCAAATACTTCTCTAAATGTTGTTTGGATCGTTGCTCTATTGTTATATGGTATTGATTTAGACCAAGCTTCGCAAACAAATTTCTGTGCAGTAGCTTCTCCAGGAGCAGTAAAATCAAAGCTATCACTATCGTTTGCACGGGCGTCAAGGAAGGTTTCTATTTCATCTGCTTCTGTTTCTGATACGTTAAAAGTAAAATTATAAATTTTTGGATTTTGATGTTCTGCCAATCCGAATAATATTCTATGTTCAAACCCATCGGCAAAACGAATTGTTCTAGTAAATGGTGCGGATCTTTTTTGTTGCCCGTAAGTGGGTTTTATTGAAGGAAATGTAGCCATTATGCAAGTAATCCTCCTGGTCTTTGTTGCGATATTATTTCAGATTGTACTGCAACTGATATAAGACGACCAAGTTCTCTACCTTGTGCTTCATCTCCTTCAACAGAAGAACCAGAAGCATCTACATTTACTACTATATTAGTTGAACCACCAAGATCAGAATTAGGAACTATACGACCACCTGTATTTGGTACAAACATTTCTGGACCACGTTCTCCAACCATATAACTTTTACCAGTACTAACAGAACCACCATTTGCTCTAAAAAACTTTCCAATTCCAGGAAGTCCACCAAGAAAAGCATTAACACCAAATTGAATTAATGATCTTTGGATCTGTGTAAATACACTACGAGCAACATCTCCAAGAGTCTTAGTACCATTTATTGCACCTTCTATTGCATCAACTAAACCTGTTTCTACTGTTGAAGAAATACTTGAATATAAAGTGTTTAATTTTTGCAACTCATCTCTAATTTTTATATTATTTTCTATTTGTTTAATTTGTTCTTTTGTTAAATCTTTTACATCTATTTTCATTTTTTTTGCCACTCTAGCTTTTTCTCTTTCAATTTCTGCTCCTTGTTGTCCTAATAAAAGTTGATTCTGTAAAAACGTATTTTGTTCCTCTATGCTTTTTGTTGCTTCTTCAAACAATAATTGTCTTGTGTTAGCCAAATCAATAGATTTTCCTTCTTTTATTAATCTTTCTTCTATTTCGCCTATTTGAGCTTCAATTCTTTTTCTTCTTGCTCTATTTTGTTTTGTACTATCCATTCCTGCTAGTTGCTCTCTTAATATAGTTAATCTTGCAACATCACTACCACCTGCACCTTCTCCTAATCCTAATAATCTTTGTCTTTCTTTTTGATTTGCACCAGTGATACCACCAGCCATATCTGCAAAGAATTTAAAAAATGGAGCTAAAGCAGCTTGCATTTTTGTCATAGCTAACGTGAATGAATTACCAAGCACACGACTAGATTCAGTAAATTCTTGTAAATTTCGTACACCTTTTTCTCCAATAGCTTTATTCATTTGTTCTGTTGCCATTGCCAAAGCAACATGAGCACCTTCTGATCTTGCAATAATTTGCAATCTCTTTTGCTCCATCGTGCCAGCAATACCTAAAGAAACTGTTAGTTGATTTATATCTGGCTCTATTTCATTAAAAGCATTACCTAATTGGTTCATGCTATTAACTAAAGTTGTAATTTGTTGAAGAACAGCAGTAGCAACAAGACCTCCTGCAAAGCCTCCCATTTGTCCACCTGCTTTAGTTCCTATAAAGCCACCAGCAAAACCAGCGGCACCACCTAATAGACCTTGTCCAAATAACAATGGGAATGCACCACTAACTAATGCACTTGATAATGCACCATTTCCACCACGACCACGACCACCTGCTGCACTTCTTCTACCACCAAAACCACCTATTCGGCTTGCTAAATTTCTATTATTTTTTCTCGCCTTTGTATTTTCCATTATTGCAGTTGTTTCAAGATCTATATTTCTAATTTGTTTTGCTGCTGCTGATGCTGCTGCTTTTTGTGCTTTTGTTCCAAGATTTAGACTATTAGCATATTCTTGTAAAGCGTCTGCTGCTGCCATTTGTTGATTAGCAGTTTTACCAAAAGCTCCTTTAGCATTTTTTACACTCTTGACAAGAGAATCCATATCTTGTCTATATTGTTTTATTGTTTTGCGAGCACCCTTTCCTGCTGCACCCCCTATATTACGGGGATTCATTATATCTACACCACGGATTTTATCTATACTTGCAGTTAACTCATTTACTTTTGCTTTTAACCTATCAAGACCAGACTGACCTTTTACTCTTAAATTTATATTTACACCGTAATCTGCCACAGCAAAAACAAAACTTTATTTTAGTGTACCGCTTTTAGCGTTTTCTTGCTCGTGATTTAGTCTTTGCATCTTCATACGTTTTATTTTCGTATTCTTTTTTTAACTCATAATAAGCAAGCCAATTTATATACTCTTCCTGCGTCAACTTACTGGTAAGTTCTTGAATTGTCATTCCTAGCTCTGAAGCCAAGAAAAACATAAAAAACCAATCTGGTTTAGCTTTTTAAGTCTGCCTTCGCTTCCTCCATTTTATATTCTGAACCAGAATTTAACATTGCAAGTTGAATCTCCTGTAAAACACCAGCATTTACTTCTCTTCTTAATGATGCTCTATGTCCATCTTGAAATAATCTTTTACCATCTTTATCTAATGCTTTTTGAATCATAAGATTTAATGCAAAATCCTCACTTGATGCTGAGTCTCCAGACATTCCAACGATTGATTCTCTTTCTGCAATAGTTAATGGATTCCAATAAATTTCTAAAACTGTTTCTTCTCCATATTTTAATTCATACAAATATTTTTGGCTCACACCAAATTTGTTCTTGAGAAGTTCAATAGCTTCCATATAAAGTTAATTAAATATTATATTAGTATACTAGGCATTTGCCGTAAATTGGCAAGATATTAAACCAACAAAATGACTTCTATCTTCAATCTCTAATGGAGTTACACCATTAATATCAAGAACTCTTGGTTTACAACTAAATGTATCACTATAACCAGGAGCATTAACAGAAGTAAGCCCATCAATAACAGCCTCTCCTATTGCAGAAAGCGTTGCAGTGCCTTTACCCTTTGGAACATATACATTACATTGAATAACACCAGCATAATAATCTGAAGCTGCTCCCTGATTTTGTAAAGTTGCCTGAGTAAATTCAACTGACATCAAAATATATTTTTTACTTTTACCAGGTGTAGTGTAATGAACATTGTCATAAACCATTTCAACAGTATTATCTGCTGCCGCAACTGCATCTGTTACTGCCTTTTCAAAAGCTGCTCTTGCGTTTACTAAAGTCATAATTAAAATTCAGTATATTTGATACCAGCAGGTCTTTGTGTAGCAGTAGATCCAGGAGAGTTATTAAATGTTGTACTACCACCAAGAAATAACTTACCTTTATCTGTCATAGTTTCTTTTATCATTCTTCCTAATGATCCTTGAATAAATAACTGTAATTTACCACCTTCTAAAGCATAGACAGAATATTCAACTCTATTACCAATAAAAACTGATCTTCTATAATTAAATGCCCTTTTAACAGGAAATCTAGGTTCTATTATAGGTTTTACATTGTAATAACCAGTAGATTTGTTTGCTGTGTTTGCAGTACGATTTTTAAGAAACTCTGCTGTAGCTTGTTGTTTAATACCAGCCCACGGAGAAAACTTTTCAATAGCATCTCTAGGTTTTACAGGACTTCCTTGTGCAACCCAACTTGAAGCAAAGAA